TCATTGAAGGTTTGAACCCTCCAATCTCTTCGTAGTCAGATTTCTTCATAACACCACCAGTGAATGAAAAGTTGGGGTATTCTAATAATGAGTTATTATCTAAAATTCCCATCTCATCAGAAAACTGTAACGCCCATACCGCCTCATTGGTTGTACTAATGAACTTACCAGAAACGTCAGTGTCAACAACGATGGGTAGAAATAAACTTACATCTTCATAATGTGTTTTGTACTTTACGAAGTTGTCTACCCAAATGTTAGAGTATTCATCGTCCAACTCCAACACTGAAAAGTATTGTGTCTTAACTTTACTCACCCCGAAGTTCACTTGTGAACAAAAGTCTGTATTTCCTGTATCGTTAGTTGTTACTTTAGTAATCTTATCTAATGAACCTAACTTAACTTTTTTAACTTCACTAGTTACTTCTTTATCGTCGGCAGTGATGATTAACAACACATCAGGTTTAACCTTTTGTTGTTTTACACTCTCTATTGCCTTTGTTAACCATTTTATGGTGTCACCAGCTACTGTGTGAACTGGTATTATTACTGTTAAATCTGTTTTTGCCATTATTATATTTTTATCCCACTTCGTTATTAGCACTTTCTAAATGTTTTTCTAAGTCTTGCTTTCTTTTTGCAATGTACCCCTTAAACACTTCTATCACTCTTTTATCTTGGTCTTCTTTTTTGTATTTATCTTCAATTGGTTTCATCGCATCTAATAACTCAGAAGGAATAGCATCCTCCAACCATGACTCTAAATATGTAGCCGCAAACTCAGGTAATCTATGTCCCTCATATGTCCAAATACCATTATCTTCAGTCAACCACTCAGGTATCATATTAGGTACTTTACCAATGACGGGAGTACCACACTTCATTGACTCCACAGGGAACGTACCAAAACCAGAAATGTCATCAATCCATATTGAACAACATGCCTCTTTAAGTGTTTTAGCAAACTCTTTCCTCCCTAATCCTCTCATATCTCTGAAAGTGATCCATTTATATTGGGGGAACTGTAAGTAAAATGATTTTATTGTTTTTGCTGCGTCTCTTTGTTCTCTTGTGTGAACGGCAACTATTGGTTTCTTTGGTTCTTCGGATTTAGTGAAGAAATCAGGGATAGCAACTGGTACTATCTCTACGTTTATAGTTTTAAAGTTCTGTTTCACCACCTCTGCGATTTGTTCACTTATGGCAATACAATCGGTGACTCCGAAATCTGACCAACGTTTACCAGGTTCTAAAAACTCAAACATATAATCATAAGCCTGACATAACATCAACTTCTTACATCCCAAATTGGTTATCTGTTCAGCTACGTGACCAAATAACTCAGGTATGACGATGAAGTCAGCAGGTCCAACTTTTAATTCTCCAGCCTCTACAGATACGTGTGATAGTTGAGCGTATTCCTCACCTAACCACCCCTCCACTGAGGTGTATTCACTTTTCTCATGTAGAATACGAGTATTATATCCGTTATCGGCTAAAGTCTTTGCCAACTCATATATATATGCAACAGAGGCTGTTGCATTTCCTTTTGTATCCATAGTAAAGAAATAAATACCAAAGTCGTTATTCTCTATCTTATCTACGTTTTCTTTTATTTTTTGTTCTTTTTCTTCCATTTCCTTAAACTTCTTTTAAAATGTTATGATATAATAATGTATTAAATGCTATTTTATATGATGTTGGTAAACTCTCCAAACCAGCGATACCCATTTTGTTGTCCAGCTCTTCCCCATTGGAGAATATTATTTCTAACATAAGTTTTGTCATTTCATATTTACTCACATCTATTTGTTTTTCATATTCTATTTCTTTGTCTCCTTCTTTATCTGCTTTCACAGTAAGACCAACAAAGGATGATAGTTCTATTAAATCTATAGTGTAATAACCACCAGCAATCTCTAAATATTCTTTTTCGTAGCTCATAATATATTAACTTGTTTCAATTTGTAAAGTCTCTTTTTTGTTGTACTCCTTCAGAGAAACCATAACTCTATCACCATCGTACTTTTCATTATAGTTTTTATTTATTTTTATTAATTTCTTGTCTTTTGGTTTGTGTTCCATAATTCTTGGATCCGCACACACCAAAGTATCGACATAAACCCAATACTCCTCAAATGTGGAAACGAACTTAATATTTGGTACTTCAGAGATTACTTTACTTAGAAAAAATAATGTCGATGGGATACTTCTCCCATGCTCTTTTGATATTATCACAAACTCATCGTCGGGGTTGTCCTCCATTATTGACTTCAGTACCAATCCACTATTATTAAATAACTCATTGGAATACCCAAATATCTCTAATGGATGGTCGTCGTATAAAAACTCAATTGTATTTTCAGTATCTCCACTGAAATATTTAGGCAAGTCACTTAGATCAATTTCGTCATCCTCTATTATATTGTCGGTGAACTTTTCATATACTTCCTTAAACTTACCAGAGAAATCTCTTATAACTTCATCAAGTGTAATACCTACTATCATAAAACTTTACTGATTTACAAATAATGATAAGAAATATTATTGAAAAATAAATATTAACGAAAGAATTTCTTAATACTACTCTTTAACCTTAACCATCTATACTTCAATGGCGTTCCATTCTTCTCCCGAACTGGGTGTACATGGTCCTTGGTTTCCTTTTTTCTCTTCTCCTCAACCTTATCGAAAACTTTCTCTATGTCTTTGATTAGTGGGTTTCTGACGACATCGGTTATGTCAAGACTAACTACACCAATTTTGTTGATACCCTTAAATTGTTCATAAAGGAACTCAAGAGCGCTGTCTTTTTTGTCTTTGATGTCTTTTTGTTTTATATCCCCCAAAAATACCATCTTCGACCTCTCACCCAATCTCGTCATTATTGTCTTTAAGTTCTGTATGGAGATGTTTTGAGCCTCATCAACCAAGATAACTGCGTTGTCTAAGTTTACACCCCTAAGATATGCAATGGGGAGATATTCAATATATGCATTTTCTTTTAATTGTTGCGTTAATGACTTACCTATTATCTTCTCAAAGTTATTCATAAATGAGAACATAAAAGGCTCTAACTTATCTTCCATAGTACCTTTTAGAAACCCTATTTCCTCATTCCTCAGTGTAGTTACAGACTTAACAAGATATATCTTATTAATGGTTTTTGCCATCTTTAACTCTTTTAGTGCTTGTGCACATCCAAGGTATGTCTTCCCTGTCCCTGCAGGTCCGTAACATATCGTTATCTCATTATCTTTAATCGAGTTGATAAGTTCCTTTTGTTTAGGTGACTTACACTTAATATTGATTACTATTCTTTGTGTTAAAGGTTTATTACTATCCACTTTTCTTTTTTCTAAAAACTCGTTAACCTCGTTTAACTCTTCATCGGTGAGGTTCTTATGACCTCTAAGAGGTTCTTTTTGAAATAAATACTTACCTTTTCTCATTTGTTGAACCTAGCGTAAGATTTGGTGGTTATTTTATTATAATTAGTCTTACCTATGAAATCATACAAAAATACTGAGTTGGTGTAACTCATGGCACTCCTAAGATAATCTTCGAAGTTCTCTGCCCATTGGTTTAATGTGTATTCCACTTTTCGTTTTCTTACCACACCTTCAGATGTTTTAAGATTAAGATTCCCCCACTTTGATTGTACCTCTTTGGTACTCATCCCTCTGAACTTCTTCTCTATGGTAAATCCTCTATTGTATAACTTTTTTGCCATCTCATCACTTACCCTAAAACCAAATATGTAGTTATGCCCTGCAGATTCTAAACATTTATTTAAAATATTACCAATCATAACGTAATCAGCACCAATAGCCAAAGCTTTGATTATATCGCTATAAGTCTTCATCCCTCCGTCGGCAATGATCTTAGCTGGTCTCTTAGCACTATTGGATAATACCCTACAGTCTTTTATTAGTGATCCCATTGGGTATCCCACACCTGTACTCTCTGTCGTTAAACAGGCATTACCATTACCAATACCTATCCTTACAAAATCCGCACCAGCATTTGATAACTTCATATATGTCGCAGGGTTGGCAACATTACCAACCATCAATATTAAACCATTACCATGCTTCTTTTTTGCATTACGAACAGCATTGTATAGATACTTCATATGTCCATTGGCGATGTCGATACATACCCTATCGTGTTCCAAAGTGTCGTCAATCAATCTCTTCTCGAACTCCACTAAAGAATAAGATATGAAAGTGTTGTTGTTGAAGCCTTCGGTTGAAAACTTCTCTCCCCTCGGAAGACATACGTTAATACCTTCTTCTAAAAAAGTGTCGTAGTTACTACTATCGGCAACGGTATCCATCGGTGCAGTGAAGATGGGTAAATACCCCCTTTTATTTCTGGGGAATACTTTACTCCTACTACTCACTTCTGTCATTACTGAAGGTTCTAATAAGATATCATCCAAATCAAACTTAATATCTGTTTGTCTGATTTCTTTTTGTGTTTGTTGTTTTGTATTTTGGTTTCTATAAACTTTTACATTCTTTGGTAAATTCTTACTCATTTTGTTTTATCATTTTACGCCACTCGAACCGAAACCTGCGTCATTACGTTCAGTTTCGTTTATTTGGGTCGTAATATCGAAATGGACATCGTCACCAGCAGTTACCTTTGCAACTACCGCCTGTGCAACTCTGTCTCCATTTTCTACAACAAAATCTTCTTTACCTAAGTTTACTAATATAATACATATCTCTCCTCTATAGTTGGAGTCCACAGTTCCTGGTGTATTAAGGACTGTTATTCCATTCTTTAAAGCCAATCCACTCCTTGGGCGTACCTGTATCTCATACCCTGTGGGTAACTCAACATAAATACCCGTGTGTATTAAACACCTTTCTAATGATGGGATTGTTATTGTCTCCTCAACAAACGCTCTTAAATCAAAACCCGAATCACCTTTTTTCTTGTATGTTGGGTCGGCGTTGTTACTTTTATTTATTATCTTTAAAGTTATATTTTTTTCTGTATTATAGGTATAGTTAACATCGTCGTCAATATCAAATGTATTCGATGCCACCGTTCTTATGTTTATATCATAATCCATTCCCAGTTCGGACATCTTATCTTTAATCATTTGTAATGCTTCGTTGTAGTATTCTTCGTTACCCATTTTGTATACATTTTTGTTCTAATACTGCGATGTCATTTGCAGTCCTCAATATTACACCAAGTGACTCCGTGTGATACCTACTTGACTTATCATAATCGCTTTTATCCCAGTTCAATATTGCCTGGGTTTGTTCTTCTGTTAAAACCACACCATGTTTCATAGCGTAGAAAACAGAACGTTCTCCTACAGTCATACTCACCAGTTCCTCGTCATATTCATACATCTTACCTAAGTTGTTACGATGCCAATCACTCTCGTTAAACTTAAACAGCTTAACCTTTCCTATCTGATGTAAGAAACATGCCTGTACAAGATCCTTTTGTTCTACTCTGTGACATTCTAACATCCCTTTGTTGATGGTGTTTGCAAACTTTGTTACCGCCAATAGATGATTAACCAAACCACCAGGGAACGCTCCGAACATACTTGTCATCGTACTCGCTGGGGTAGTATAAAGGTCCTCACCTAAGAACTCTTCTAATCCAGGGGTAAATAACTCATATGCTCTTATTGTCTTTTGAAATAAGTCTCTATTTGTTTCTATCTCCTCCTTCTTTAACATCTCTTACTTTTTTACTAATGAACGATATAGTTCTGCTCTGTCTGTGGTTACCTTCTCTAACGAGTAGGTGTCTTTCACTGTCTCATATAGTGCCTCACCAAGATCTTTGATTTGGTTGGGCTCTTTAATCAACCTCTTCAATGCCTTATACCAAGGCTTCGAATTCTTTTTGTATGGTACTAATATTCCATTCTTGCCGTTAACTACATCTAACTGATACGGTGCAACATCCTGTGCCACCAAACACTTCTTATGGAATCCCGCCTCTATGACTTTAAGCTGGGACTTCATTAGATTAAACATCACAGGCTTCAATGGTGCCAATGAGATATCAAAAAGATTGTAATTATTCGCATATGAAGTCACAGGTTTTGTCCACACCCTCCTGTATTTCTCACTCTTCTCACCTTCAAATGGTTTATTGATAAATAAATCCATATGGTCCTTATACGAAGGACTCACTAAAGTTTTAGTGTTGAAAATATTCTCATATTGATACCATACCGTTTCGTGTGGTTTGATTTCTCTTTCCTTTTGTTGTCTAGTTTGGGGGTCAATATATGTAACCTTACCCCTAATGTCAAAACCACAAATGACATATTGTAGGTTGTCGAAATCTCTTTCTAATGAACCGACAATACCATCTAACTGTATTAGGTCATGGTAGTGAGACGAACCCCCTAACCAACCAATACGAATGAAATCACTATCTTCAGTTTTTGATTGGAACTGCTTCTGTTTTGTATCCACAGCGTTTGGTAAGATGAAAACATTTTTATTTAGTTCTTTTATCTTATCGGCAAAAATAGTGGTGGTGGTACTTACGTACTCTACCTCTTTAACGTTAGATACTATCTTCTCAGCCAAACCATACGTCTTAATGATTTGATATGCTGGGTGTTCAATACCTGGAGCCCAATAATCATCCAAATCTAAAATACACTTAACACCCAAAGTCTTTAATCTATTAAATAAAGCAGGTGCCGTTTCGTATGGACCTAAGGTCCTATGACAATGAATTATATCATATTGTGTTAAAAACTCATCAGTGAGTTGTGGTTCATAGTTTATGTCCACAACAAAATCATCACCGAACATCTCATTTAACTTAACGTGAGGATCAACAGATCGAAATTTACCAACTCCAGTACGGTCTGAGGGTACTACTAATACTTTTATCTTACTCATATAAAAAACTATTTAATGAAAATTTAAGCAAATTATGCCTAAATGTCAAATTAATGTACTATAAAAACTTCTCGAAAGTTCCTTTTTTAACTTCCTCTAAAAATAACTTAAACTGTTCCTTTGTGAACTGAGTGTAACCCTCTTCATCTCCACCAATAACTACGGTGTCATTGTCTTTAGAGATGTCAATAGCGGGGCATTTACAACTTCCCTTCCCACAAAAAACATAATTTAAGGTGTTTTCTATTTCTTTCCTTTTCATAACTATTTCTTTCTAACCTTCTTCTTAGGTAGTGGTCTTAGATTACCAGAGAATATAGTATTACCAACCTTAACCTGTATCTCCTCATCCAATAATCTCTTATCGATGTATTGGTCGATTACTTTCTCTAACTCTTCTCTGATGATTTCCCTGATACCATCAACATTTGTTGTTGTAGTTTGTCTTGGTTGTTGTTGTTGCGTTGGAGTACCGTCGACACCCCTCACTGCCTCTATTAAATCAGCACTCGCTTCGAATGTATTGTTTAATGTTGGTGTTTCAATTGGGTTGTTAATCATTGCCTCTACAATCTCTCTTGGCATTCTAGTTGTATCTTTGTTTGCAAATGTGTTTCTAATGGGTTGTTGACCCATTGGATCCACAGGTGGTGTATTCGTATTGTAACTTTCCATCTGAGGTGCAACTTGAGGTGCCGCCTGTGCCATTGTTTCAGACATTGTTTGATTTCCACCAGTGATTTCACCTTTAGATTTCATCTCATCGGTTCTCCTCATTACTTTTTTTGATTTTGCTAATATACCAGCTAGTTTACTTGTGTCCATTTAAATATATTTTAAAACTCTGCAGACTTATAAATTTTTGTCATGTCTTTATCATTAGGGTGGTACATATCCATTGGACTGTCAAAAGTTTCTCCAGTGGGTTCGAATCTCGTCATCTTATCCACTCTCATTAACTTCCACCCAGGAATCTCACTGTCGGTAACTCCTTGTAGTTGCCATACCCTGACAACATCATTACCAGCTTTAGAAACCCCATAAACGTAAGGTTGGATTGTTCTATCACCAGGGTTCTTAATATCATCACCCTCATAATAAATTTTACAGACTTTGTGGTCCTCCACAGCATCCATTAAATCATCCACTCTTACACTCTCTAATATAAGCGATTCTAAAACATTGTAAAGTTTCATAAACGATTTTTAAGGTGTGATATATACAATACCGTTGATTGTTGGCGGTGTGTATGGTTGTACCTTACTGAATCCATATTTTGCTTGGTTATTGGCAATAAGTGGATTTCTTCCAGACCCAGGAACTGCAGGATTACCATCGATATCTATTCTCGTTCCGATACCTTGATCCTCACCTCTTCCTCTGTTATCACCATCAGAAAGTGCGTTAGTATGTGAAACATTATAGTTATCAGTGATACCGAACCCATATTTTGATTGGTTTATGGCTTTTGCTTGGTTTCTTTTTGCATCCCCAGCGTCATCTATTGATGTATAAATAGGCATAATTCTTTTCTTTTAGATTACATATTATTATCAAATATAAATATCTGGAAAATTACTTATTCTTGATGAACTCAAAAATAATGTTTTTAATATTCTCTTCGTTCTCTTTGTACGTCCCCCTGCCTTTTTCTATTTCGTCCCTATTTTTTGGTGCTCTCTCCATTCTTGGTTTAGGTGGTCTTGTAGATCTTTCTTTGGAGTGGGACTTCCTGAACTCGTTCTTTGTTGATGTCCTGCTTTTGTTTTTCTTGGCTCTCTTTACGTAGTCCCTTGCATATTTCAAAGTCTTACTAACCCAACTATCCATCAACTCACCACCGTTAAGGTTGTAAAGAGCGTAGTTGGCACTAGCATCGGTGGTATCGAAAAAGTGCTTTATCTTTTTCAATAACTCATAAGATACGTTCTTATCTTCTAATAAGTTCTGTGTTCTTATCCACCCCTCGACTTTCTTCGGTCCTCTGTAACCAGCGTGACCAGTCTTCAATGATGATAATACCTCTTCGGGTATTTTAAAATGTTTATGCTTGAGTTTAATATTTGCCATTAGAACATTTTTCTAATCATATTTTTATGTTTGTTGGGACATCCACCCAAATCACATCCATTTAAAATATGTAAGATGACGATAGTCTTCTCATCGTCTTTGAGGTTGTTTATCATATCAACAATATTGCCGACACGTCTACCAACCATCGGATTACCATCATCAACCATCTCAATATCGGCAATGTCTTCAGTTTGATCCTGAATATCTAAGTAACGACCATTCTTAGCTAAGATATCTTCCATCATAGATTTCATCTTATCTTCAGATATGTTTTTAAGCTCTTTCTTTTTCCTTTTACTTATCTTTTTCTTCCTTTCCTTTTTTACCTTCTCTGGTAACTTCTCATCGTCCTCCTCGAAATATGCATAACCATACCCATAACCGTAACCATAATCATATGGTAGTGGTCCTTGACTGGTTCTCTTTTTCTTTTGGTCAGTTGTCTCTTTGGAACGGATTGAACTTCTTCCTGCTTTATTGTTCACCTTATCTCCGTGAACAATACCTCCCGATTTGTCTATTAACTCGTCTATCTTTTTTGCCATATTGACGTACTTTTTTATAAATATCTACGTATGGCTAATTCTTCATTTCTAACAGCATTTCACCGAAAATATCTCTTATCTGTGAGAGTAGTTTATTGTTTTTTTCGTTTGTGGTTTTTATCTCCTTAACCTCACCCTTTAATTTACGTATCTCATCATAAAGGACATCATTGGTTTTTTCACTGACTACCTCTGTGGTGGGATAGATTCTACCATCTAATGCTTGTTGAAAAACATCATCTACGTCGTTGTCCCTCACTCCCGCTTCGTTATTTTCAACGAGCTGAGATATTGGGGTGTCTTCAACTTTTGGTTTCTCTTCCATAACTTCTTCTTTTACTTCTTCTACTGTTTCAAATAATGATTGCTGGGGGTCGGGTTTAACTTCGACGAGGGGTTCAACATATTCATGGATGACATTATCCTTATCATCATCCTCACCGATCTTATTAAACACCTTTGGCTGCTCAAACTGTGAGTGTGCCGCTTGGACATCCAACTCAGCTTCCAATGTGTCGTTGACACCTACCGATTCCATCACCCCGTTGAAGTCTCTACCTACCCTCTCCCAAAAGTCTGTCTCCCTTTCTGTTACCGTTAATAAGTCAATGATGTTGTCTTGGTCACCATCGGACATCGGGATGCCATTCATCAGCTTCATCTCACTATCGGTATAGAACTGTTTATCTTCGGGGTCGGTTACCAATAATGTCTCCCTTACCTTTGGTTGGAACACCACCATAAGAGGTCCAATCCTATTATTAAAGGAGTTAAGATATTTCGCTACGTTGTAAGGTCCTGTTTTGTCGGGGTTCTTCTCCAACTCTATCTGTGGTATCAACTCACACCTCCATATTACCTCTTCATCACCTGTCTGTTTATTTTTCTGTACTTTAATGTCGGCATGTGATTTGGCGGTGCCAGTATTGAAATAATATATGGTGTCACCATTATCGACTTTAAGGTCATGTTTTGCTATCAACTCCATATGTGCCAATCGTGGCATGGGGTTTCCCTTAGCGTTCTTTTCTGACTTCCTATCTTCGTATTGCTGCGTAGTATGTTTAACCTTCTTCCTCGTTGCAATCTTGCGTAGGGGTATCTGTTGCCCAAACAACCTATCGATATAATCGTAATAGTGAGTTATGAAACTCTTCCCGTCACCATTCAACAACATCGTAATACCTTTATCCAAAAACTCTTCGATATATATCGGTAGTGTCTTTGATTTTATTGTATTCCCCGTTAACTTTATCTTCCCACTGGGTTCTAAGTTGGCATAGTTCTTACGAGATAAGTTTATCGTGGCGGTGATGATCTCATCGACATCCAATCCCATCACTCCCTTCATATAAATTTCATTATATTCACTCACACAAGCTTCGACACCAGTATATTCTTTGTCTTTATCGACGAAACGATGAGTTCCTTTGCCGACATAACGATATTTCTCCACATCGGCGGGTATGGCGAAGTTGCAACCATCAGTATCCAACACCAAAGGTTCGAATCCTTTTATTGCAAAGAAACGTACCATCTGTCGGAGGTATTGTCTACCACTACAAGTTATCATCTCACCGACATTCATATCTCCCCAAGGGAACACATTCGGTGCAGATACAGAACCAAACATTGAGTTGTTCAATATCTTTATCGGTAACTGTTTATTACCATATAATGTTGCATCGGCTTCATTACCTGCGACTTTGGCTTCCCCTGCCAGATATTTGTATTTGTTACGTGCATTATAGAGATACGTCAACATCTCTTTAAGGGCATTGGAGATATCCACCGAGGGGAATACATCGTGGGTGATTTGTATCGAGGGGTATAGTGAAGCGAAGTCAAACTTAACGACGTTCTTTGAATACCCCACCTTCAATAGTCGTGACAACCCACCAGTGAATGGTGCTTTCTCCTGACCGACAGGAATACCTATTTTATTCTCATACGACCACGCCAACATCAATATCTTCCAAATGGCGGCAGTACCCATTGTACACGTCCTACTAAATGATGATGGTATAATACTAGCCATCAGAAATGATGCTTGGTTATATTGGTCATCAACTTTCTCTGTCTCCCATAAATCATCCAATAGATAACGTGAGACGATATATTTCCCTGTCGTTTCTTTAAAACCTTCTTTTAGTGGTAGGTGTTCACTTATTTTGTGCCACTCACCATTATCTTCGTTGAAGGCGTATTTGTTTTCTGTATCGGCATCCACTTTGGCAATCATCCCACCATCGATATAAACACGATTGGGTTTTGCAATCCTACTATGGAGACATATTGATTTCAGTCCTGCCGACTTTATCGATGAGTTTATCGCCATTGCTCTTCTAACGGCATGGATGGTGTCCATGACATTATAACCCCACATTATTGTTTGGTCGTACCACTCCATCTCTGCTGCCAGCTTAAGGGTCTGCCGTCGTCGTTTTATTTTTGTATATTGGTTACGACATATTGCAATATCTTTAATGTTTATTTTTAACTCCTCACACCTCCCGAAGATAAATGTCCAGTCGAAGTTCTCAGAGTTGTAACCACAGATGATGGATGGTTTTATTTGGTGTATTATCTTGAAGAAGTCATAGATAAGGACTATTTCACTTTTGTCTTTCTCTTCTTCCGTTTCCCCTTCGATATCGAGAATCTTTTCGTACCCTCGGTTGTCTTTTATGCCGATATTAAATATCCTCCCATCGTATGGCGAGAGTGATGTTGTCTCAAGGTCGAACACCAACTTATGAACTTCAGAGATATCTTCGAATCCCTTAAATAGTCTCTTCCCCGTCTGTATGAGGAACTGATCGACAGAACTTATCGTCAAGAATCGTGGGTCATCAAAAATATCAATACCACCATCTTTGAAGAACTTTATCAGCTTCTGATACGATTGCTCTGAGTGTGCGATGAAGTTGAACCCTTCCTTCATCCTTGGGTCGTCTGATGTCGTCAATGGTTTTATGCTTATTGCATATTCTCTCATCTTCCTCCCTGCGAGGTTGGAGTCACCACCATAGAACTCATCGGAGTTGAGTTTCTTCATCCACAGGAATGGTTTATATTTATATGACTTTATCCCTTTGCCTTTTTCGGGGTCTTCGGTTATCAGGTGCATGAGGGGTTTCATATAGTCGGGCTCTATGGCGACGATATATTTCTGTGGGTCTCTACCCTCTAAAAATCCTTCAATCCTTTTCTGAAAGTCTTTTGTTTCGCTCATCTATTAATTTATTTATTTGGTGTCTCAATTCATCTATCCTAATATTATAATACCTTTCTGACCTCACTCTTTCGTTTTCCAGCTCAGAAATTTTCATCTTAATCTGCATTATTCTGTTATCCATACCCAAAGATAAGTAAAAATATCCAAAAAAACAAACTTGTGTGGAAAACTTTTTTATGTGGTGATTTTATCGAAGTATCCTTTAAGGGCTCCTTTGAGGTCACCTTCACTCACTTCACCCAATATTGTATCTGAGATGAGCTGTTTCCTTTTTAAGACATGGAAAATAACTTCATCGACAGTATCGACTAAAATGGGATATAAGACATTAACTTTTTTATCTTGCCCTATCCTGTGGGCTCTGTCTTCGGCTTGGGAGTGTTCCGATGGCACCCATGAGAGGTCATTGAATATTACGACCTCACCTTCTGTCAGTGTCAGTCCCACCCCCGCAGCTTTAATGTTGCCGATGAACACTTTTATCTTGGGGTTCTGTTGGAAGGAGTCTATCGATATCTGTCTATCTTTCTGTGACATCTTGCCGTATAACATAACCGCCTGATTGCCGAACTCTTCCATCAATCTTTCTATCACTGCGGTGAAGTTGGTGAAGATAATGACTTTCTTTCCTTCCTCGACAGCATTCTGTGCCATTTCGAGGGTATATTTTATTTTTTCGTAAGCGACATATTTCCTCAGTACGGTAAGTTCCACCAGTTGTCGTGCAAATCCCAGTGAACGCCCTTCTGACTTCATCCACTCCACGTACTCATCAAAAACGGTATCATATTCGTTCCTGTTCTCCACTTCGAAGTATTTTGTTGATATAATCTTGTCGGGTAAGTCCACGGCATCTTCTTTTCTCATCCTCAGGAGGACGGGTTTGGTTCTTTCGTGGAGCTCATTAAGGTTTGAGGCACCATCGGTTATCCACACCTGCCTCATTTTTCCGTAATTTGTATGTTTTTTAAAGGATTTCGCATCACAATACCTCACGGCATAATATCTCCAGTCTTTGGTGACGGGGGAATCACATAACTTCAATAACGAGTAGAAGTCCATAGGTTTATTTGATATCGGTGTTCCCGTAAGTTGCAATATCTTGGGAATGTATTTCGCCAAGTCGTTGACCATCTTTGATCTTATTGCTTTGGGGTTTTTTATTAGGTGAGACTCATCAAGTATCATCATGTCATATTCATCGGCAAGGATATCAAGTTGAAGTTCCCAGTCCTCGTAATCTTTCTTTGGATCAACGATGGTATGGAAGTTCTTTAAGATGTCATAGTTGATTATCGTGAACCTTGCGGACTTATAGAAGCTACCATTAATTATGATAACATCTTTTGAGTAGTGTTCTATCTCTCTTTTCCAGTTGATTTTCAATGATGCGGGGCATATTATCAATATCTTCTTTGCTTCTGACTCCAGGGCTGTTATTATTGATGTCAATGTTTTCCCCAGGCCCATATCGAGACCAAGTATTGTCCTGTCTCTTTTGAGGGCGAACTCTATTGCTATTTTTTGATGTTTGAAGGGTTCTCTGTTAGAATATTTTGACCAATCCACATCAATATCTCTTTCTTCAAAGAATATATCATCCATGAGTTGGGTCTTGGGAACATAAAATAGAGAAGAATATTGTTGATTTTGATAAAACTTTCCTTTAACATGATAAGTCTTGCCCATATCGGCAAGGACTTTCTCTACCATGACTTTTGTTGGAACGAATTGGAGTTCAAACTGTTTCTTTAAGTTATCTCCAAGCCATGAAGTTATGCCGACAAGTTTATTAAGAACTTCGGGTTCAACATTAAAGTTTTTCCTTATATAATCTGATTGTGTTTGTGTTAAAGAAAATGATTTCTCATTCAACATCTTCTTCTGAACCTGCAATAGATAATCATTGGTTCCTGAATACTCCCTTAATAATTCTAAAGACTTTACTATTTTATTTGTAATCTCCATTTAACATATATAAGATATATTAATATATAATAACTATATAATATATAAGTTAAATATAAGAAATTATTAAGAAAAGTAAAGATTAATACTAGGTTAGATGCTTATTTAAATAAGCGCAATTTATAATAATTAATTGCTGGTATAATTATATATACTAGTGGTCAAAAAAAAGTAAACACTCCCCAACACTTTTTTTAAAAAAGTTTATTCTTTTTTCAAATATTTATATTAAAGTAATGCTCAATGGCAAAGAATAAAAAGAAAATACCCATCAACAGAGTCAATAAGTTCTTCAGCGACGAAGACTTTAACATGGAGATAGGAATGGGCCGTGAATATTTAGAGGGAGACCTAAACTTTACTGTTGTCCTTTATCGCGTAGACAGAGATAAATCATTGACAGATGATATCTATGCCGAAGCATCAGCAGAAGAAGTACGTTATCATACTCCCGTAGAAATAAGCGTTCTTCTCAATCTCGAAGCTAGCGAAGCAAAAACTTATAACCCCAACGGAACAATGAGATTCGAAGATTATGGCAAACTATCATTACATATCTACGTAGAACAACTACAAGAACTTGAGGTGGACATATCTTACGGAGATTATATAGCATATAATGATAACGAAGAGAATATAAAATATTTCACCGTCGTCAATGATGGCAAAATATATTCCGATAACGAGAAAACAATACTCGGGTATAAAGGATTCTACAGAACAATATTGTGTGTCCCCGCAGATCCTGACGAATTCGAAGCAATATAATATGCTACCAAAGAAAAGAAAAAAAGACGTTAACATCACCCCCAACACAAAAATCGATAACGCAAGGTTGGAACAGATATATGATGATGCCACAAAAAATGGCACATACCTGCCAAAACCTATCGACTACGAAGACATGGACTCAGAGTTCATAAACTTCATCGATAACGAAGTGGACTACCAAGTCAACGGAGAAAAAGTCCCCGTAGTGTTCCTAACGGCACAACGGTGGGCAGAGTTTACAAGGACGTGGCAACATTCTGACAAATATAAGAACATGAAAATACCATTCATAACCATTGTCAGAAAACCAGAGATACAACAAGGGACGATGGTGGCACAGGCATTTAATATCCCTGGGAAACCAAGATTTTCATATTTCACCGTTAAGACGTGGAGTGGCAATAAAGAAGGTGCTGACGTATATCAAATACCACAGCCCGTTCCTGTCGACCTCTCTTACGAGGTGAGACTATTCTCTTTCAGATTGAGGGAGCTTAATACCTTCAATAAAAAGATGGTTAAAGAATATTCGGCAAAACAGAAGTATCTTAAAGTTAAAGACGCATATTTCCCCACCACACTGGAAAGTATCGGTGATGAAAGCACGATTAACGATTTCGAGAACCGAAGGTATTATGTTCAGGTGTTCGAGATGAAACTCATGGGTTACATCCTCGATGGTGAAGACTTTGTCGTTAAACCAGCAATAAACAGAGCGATGGTACTCACAGAGGTGGACTCACCAATATATAATAGACCACTGATATCAAAGAATGAGAAAGAGGTCGACAAAATGGAATATGTATTGGAGATATCTTTTGAGGTTGATGCCAACGTAGTCACCTATACTAACACTACTGTGTTTACCTTACTATCACAAACTAACACAAACGTTTCTTCGATGACATTCACCATCGATGGTACTCCTGTGACTTACCCCATAGAAATGGTGGGAGGGGAAAATGTTAATATATCAATAAACAGAATAGATGATACCAAATCCTCTGTTGTGACATTACATGGTCAAATGAAATAAGATGAGTAGAGATTATTATAGGAGAGTAAGTAATAGCATAGTCGTTTCTACCCCATCGGCAAGCACGAACCCCACAGGGGGAACACAAACAACACAGGTGACATACTTCATGAACACCAACGGACAGAACAACCAAAATGTCACCACCCCAGTTACACTGGTGGGACAAACATCAACAACGAATGCATCAACAGGTTCTGATGGTGATGGTAACTTTATCTCCTTAGATGCAATAAATGTGACAATAAGCCAGTTGGAGGTGTATAACACCGCAACGATATCTCAGATAGATGCAATAAATGGTAATATATCATCACTGGAGTTACAAACATTAATAACCAATGAACTTGATGCTACCGATATCGATGCCGTTGATGTCGACGCAACGAGAATCGAAGGGGATCAAATATTCAGCGGCACAAGCAACATCACAGATATATTCATCGATAACACTGAGTTCGCAGAAGAACAAGAGAAGTACGAGGAGTTGTTGATAGCCTCTAATGGGCAGGTTGAGTGGTTGTTGAGTGAGCCTGTAGTATCCCCAGAGAAGACAGAGCTCTTCGTTAACGGGTTAAAACAAGACTATGGTGAGGACTTCAACGTCACCGACAACAAAGTGATATGGTTGGCACGACATTTTGACATAGAAATGGATGATGACATGGAAGTCATCTACAAATAGTGTTAAAAAAAGTTATTTTATGTTAAAGTGTGTTAAAAAATACATCCATTTATCTTAAATTTTAAATATTTCCCACTTTTTTATTTTTTTGTGTTATTTATAAGGTTTTTTTAAATATCTATACGCCCTTTCTGGGATATTTATATATGGTGTCTGAATGTTGGGTGATAAACAGATATTAAACGTTTATTTCTTAACGCATTTTTAAATGGTGTCTGATTTGGGTATTTTATATACGTGATTTTTTTCATCATAAGTACTCAAAAACATATTAATAATAAAAACATTTAAAAACAAAATAAAATGGCAGAAAATATTAATTCTGGAGTTAACCGTTATGTTGTAGATATTGCAACAGGTGGCGGTAATACCATTTTGGGAACAGCAGTCCCTACTAACGTTGCAACGCAAGGTATTAGTAAAACTGCTGGCGAGTCTGGAGTATTTGTATACACGGACAAGTCTTTCACTGTTTATCTTTGTTATGGATCTACTTGGGTAGAGTATATGGTAGTGAATTCTGAAGATGCTGATTTTGGT